CTCCATTTCCTTGGGCAGGGTGCCGAAGTTGGAGGTCATCGCGGAGTTCAACTGCAACCGGGACATCGCAAAGTACAGACCCATCATCGAGATGAAGTTGTACTGAGAATCACCGGGAACCGTGGTAGTGCCTTCGCGCGGCTCACTTAATTCGCCCATGTATGGGGCACCCGCCAGCACCGTCGCGCCCTGATCAGCCGCAACTGCAACGCCGCCAAGTTTGGTGCGATTTACGGTGATGTTACAGGTTGCATTGCCGGCATCATTAGTCAGCGCCGAACTGAAATCATCATCAACCGCAGTAACCAGCATCTGCTGGCCGCTTTCGGGCAGAACGATGACATGACCAACACGGACCAGATAGGCATCCGCAAGCTTGATGTTGGTGTCTGTCGCGGAAACAGGCGACGAGAGGGTCGTGAAGTTATCCGGCCGGGTATCAACGGAGAACCGCATAATCGGGTTCGTCCACTCGCGAGTAGCGCGAGGCAACTTGTTCATAAAGGTGATAAGCTGCGCGTCATTTTCGGGCTGACGCATCCGCACTTCTTCAGGGGAATCCTCCCAGCCTTGTACCCTGAACCTGTTGTTCCAATCGAACGAACCGATCTCGGACGGATTGGTCGTTAAGAGAACGCCATCTTTTCTTGTCATTGTAAGGACTCCTGGTGCACGTGTTAATGCGCCCTGGTGTCCTCTGGAGGCTCGTTAGGTTCTTGGGTATCATTACCACCAAGCACCGGCGCACCACCTTGAGGACCCGCAGGCGTAAAAGCGTTTCTACGCTTTTTATTGAAGACTCTATCGAGGACATCCTTGCCCAGCGACTCATCTCCGGGTTTGTTCTTTTTTGGTGCAGTTTTCCAAGGAGAACCCGGAATAACAGGCGCGGCGTCTTGTGCCCGCTTTAGAAACGCAATCCGAAATTCAAGGTCGTTTTGGTATCGGAGTTTTTCAGCATCGCTCAGCAAGTCGAAGGCGGCTTCGACTAACTTGCGCTGATTTTCGTCCAGTGCCCGTTCGACGTTTTCCAGAGTTTCGTCTGGCGTTTCTTCCCCTGCTTTGTGTTCCGGAGCGTTCTCGCCCGGTGCTTTTTTCCCGCTCTTGAGAGCGACGATTAAATCCTGTAACTCCTTCGAGTTTTTCTTGGCTTCTTCAATGGCTACCTTCAATTCGTCGCCTACCTTGCGGATACCGCCAACCTCACCAGACCATTCCGAAAACTTCTTTTCAGCATTTGCGACTCGTTCGTCAGCTTTCGTTGATTCAGTCTTGAGCCGCGCAATCTCGGTTTCCTGGTCCTTCAGCTTCTCCACATCGGTTTTATCGGGCATTGGCAGCCTCCGTTTATGGGTTGTTTCTCTATCTACCTACCGTTTATACCGAACCAAGTAACAATGTCAAGATAATAATGCAAAATATTTTACCGGGTTTCTTGAGTCCTGGCTTCCCTCTTTTCCTGCTGACGTGCAAGCTGAGCCTCACTCATTCTTCGGCGAGTTTCCTCGCTTGGATATCTCCCTGTTTGAGCAAACGACAGTTTCGCCCTCGTTTCTTTAGAAAACAATATACCCTTTCGAGCCTCGCTTATTTTACGACAAGTTTCTTCCGAACGCTTTAATCCTTTACGAGCAAGACTTAATTTTCTTCGAGTTGCAGTAGAAGGAACGCGGCCCGTATTAGCAAGTGATATTTTCTTTTTAGTTGCTTCCGATAAATGTTTCCCCAAAAAATGGTTTTTTCTCGCACTTAATCTTTTTTTTTGTTCCTCTGTAAATTTATACCCAGGAATCCCTTCTCCGCCATCAGTTGAATTAGTCAAACGCCAACCTTCAGTCTTACCATAAGAAATCCACGCTCTTTCCTCTTTGCTACCATCTCCAGCAACCTCCCCGATTAAACAAATAATAGGTAAATAACCCAAAGATAGCACGGAGCGTAACCAATTACAGCGATAATTCCTAATACCAAGACGAGCGTCTTTAAAATGTCCCAACAATCTATCAACAAGTTCGGCGGTTGTCTTGCCGATATACCTGATCTCGCCGTCCGGTTCGCATAAAACATATATCCTTGTTTTCATTTCAATATCATCTTTACACCAAAATATAGACAAATTAACTAAATATCATCTAAAAGATGATTCTTTTTTTAATTCCCCAATTTGCATCGTTACAGCCTCCATCTGAACCCCCAGGTTGATCTTCACCATATTCGCCGAAGTGAGGTTCGACAATTCTTCAGAGAGCTGCTGCTCGCGCCCCTGCAAAACGTGCAAGGCGGCCAACTGGTCTTCGGGTTTTCCCTTGATGCCGGCATATTTCCTACGGATGGCTTCGAGGTCCGCAGATAATCGCTTGATGAGTTTTTGCCCCAACATACTCTCGGCGAGTTCGGCGTTATCCGCACAACCCCGCAACCCGTCCTCGATCTGGAGGCGCAACCCTTCAAGTTCGTCTACAGACTTGCCTCGCAAATCCTCCATCGTTTTTTTATATAGTTCCGATTTTTCTCTCTTGCTCATACTTGACCTCCGGTGGGCGCGGATTCAACGGGCGCCGTAGGTGCTGCACCTGCCGCGCCGGCAACACGCTGGGCGCGTTCTTGAAGGACGAGTTGTTCCTGTTCGGCCTGAATGCGTTTGATTTCTTCGGGGGCCTTGAGCTGCCTTTGAGATTCTTCAGGACTGCTGCACAACATATCTTCCGAAACAGCGGCGTGGTCGAAATACGGAGAGTTAATCTTACGGTCGTAAATAGACAGAGACATTTGGCTCTCCATTGCTCCAATTCTTTTCTTTTCGCCAAGGTCCAATGCCAATTCGTAGCCGTGACACAAATCATCTTCTGTTACAGTAATATCAAAAAGTTCTTCCTTGCCTGTCGTCTTGTTGGACTTGCGTTGGCGCACGACGACACCCTGCTGATCAACACTGGTTTGCAAAAATATGAGGGCCTGATTATACAAGCTCTCGACGAACGTCATCTCAAGAATAGTCCACTGCAAACGCGACATTCCCTCAGTTGTCGAAAGCAACTCACTGAACGCCTGGCTGCCGCCGCGAGTGAAGTTCTTTTCCATGAAATCTTTTTGACCCCAAACCTGTCGTCCAATCTGGTTCACGTATTCATAAAACGTCAACGCCGTGGCGTCCACACGCGGACCTTCCATGTACGCGGCGCCCATCCGGGCATCCGGGGCCGAAGTACGAATGCGATCATCTGGTCCGAAGTTCGGCTCCTTGTCGAACATCTCGCTGTTGTAAACGATGGGTCGCTTGAGTTGCTTTGTGAGGATGTCGAGGAAAAGATTGATGATGATGTTCTTGGTCCAGCCAATTTTCTGGAAGGCTTCCGGCGTACTCATCGGATAAAAACGCGTGCCGTCCATCCAGGCGGACGCCTTGAGCAACGGACAGCGCATCGTCTGAAATTCATCAAACTTATCATGGATGATCGTGGTGCCGTTGGCTATCCATAAGTGCCGGCGCTTGTAGTAATCGTAAACCTTGAGCACAGGAACTCGGCAAGGAATGTTCTCGTTGTCCGGCAGGTTCGACTTCGGAGAGATGCCGGCCATCTGTTTTACCAAAGTCTCAATCGTAGTTTCAGACGTGAACCCCGTAGTGCGTGCCTCCTCAATCACCGCCTCGACATTTCCAAGCATCTCAGGCTTTTCTCCGTCAAGAACCGAGTCGCTATACATATCCCGGAGTTGATCTTCGTTGTAACTGTCGAACAGGAACGCCACTGAAACAGGGTTTCCCCCACTGACGGCATTGAAGTTCGAGCCATCGGGAGTCACGCAGATTTGCGACGGGACAACATATCGCACCCGTAAGTCCTGGCGAGATTCACCGATCTGCATAACGCGCGTTGAGCGCCCGCGAGATGACACTTGGAAGGAAGACGGCGGCGACACATAGATCGGCTCAACGACACCGAAACCAACGCCGCACTTGAACACGTCGTTGACGATGGGTATTGAACTGCGGTGCGCCTTCATTCGATACGTCACGAGATCATGCAGGGCGAGTTCGGAGTTCTTGATCTGTTCAATAGTGATTCCAGGCTCAAGACCTTTCAGACGGATGCGAGCCGCCGGAGAGAAGATACCGTCAAGGGCAATCGGCACGGCTTTCGATGTGGCTTCAAAAAATGAGGCGATGGGAATTTTGGAGGTGGTGGGCCAGGCGGAGTCGAGACTCTTGTTATCGTAACTTTGCTGAAGACTGACGATGCGGGCGTAATCTTTCTTGGACTTGGAAAATGCCCAGGAAAAAATTTTTTGATAACCCTCCACGTCGAGGTTTCGGCTTCCAGATTTGTTTTGATTTCCACCCTTAATTGGCTTTGCCATAAAATTACCTATTTAAGTTCCTGGCGGCACGAGTTCGTTTAAGAGAAAATTTTTTTTGGCTATATGCTCCGCAGATTGTTTTCTATCTTTTTTATTCCGCCAGTATTCTTTTCTAATCTTAGATATTTTACGACCGAATGCCGGAGGGTAGCGTTCTCCTTTTCTGGCTTCATTCCTCTTGCACAATCTATTCATAGCGTCAAGATTATTTTTCATCCCCGAACTTATTCTGTCTCTCGTTATCTGACTAATAACTTTGCCTTTCGCCGATTTGCTCATCAAACGGCAAGTCGCTAAAGTTCTCCGTCTGCCAGTCAAAGCCTTTTTCATTTTCAATACAGTAGCCGCGGATCGTTTAGCCCCCAAAGAACCTTCGCCTCCATCTGTCAGATTAGTAAGCCGCCATCCTTCGTCCCTGCCGTATTTAATCCACGCAATTTCTTCGGCACTACCGTTTCCCTCAACTTCTCCAATCAATCTTATTGTAGGCAGATAACCTTCTTGCAGTAACGATCTAACCCAATGCTCCTTATAAGCCCCTGGCTTTGTTCTGGCATAGTGCAAGTGGTGATACAATCGTTTATCAAGAGAGGTGACTGTCTTTCCGACATACCGAATCTCGCCATCTGGTTCACACAAGACATATATTTTAGTCTTCATCTGGCGACAAATTACACTGGGAAACAAACGGTTGTCAAGACATTTCTACCGAAAATTACTCAGGAAAATTACTCAGCCCTGGTGTATCCGGCACCTTCGGCAATCCTTGAAGGTGCAATAGCCCACCTTCAAATCCGCGCACCCGGAACTTTGCGCCCTTGAGCACCACTTCTTCGCTGATTTCAAATACTGGCCCCTGATGTTCAACAGGAATCCCGGATTGCTCTCCCGCTCGTTTCACAAAGGCCGAGTCGCGCATCAAGTCTTTGAGACGTTGTTTAAAGTTTCCACTTCGGTCAGGAATGCCAGCCATGACTTCCGGCTTTAATTCCGTCATGGCTCCCGTACGATAATCTTGCATAATCGCCTTCCTTTCTTGTTGATTAAAACATTTCTACCGCAAACTTTGAACTCCCTCGCCCAAATAAACCGGACCCTTCTCCGGCTCTGCCCGCCGACTCAATAGTTCACCGAAACGATGGGTGCTTTTCTTTTCTTCTGCCCGGCATTTGATCTGTTCTGGACTGTGTTTAAATACATACAAACCCTGGCCGAAGCATATAGTCGTATCCAGAGAGCCGTCTGAGGGGTGGTCTGGACGAAGTTTGCCGTTCTTGACAGCCAAGATACAGGCGGCCAGTTCACGCAAGAGCGGCGCGTCGTTTATTTCAGGAACCTCCGTGAGTTCATATTCGCTGAGGACCTCGGTAATGATGTCAAAGATTGCCGGCCGCGTAGCCACGTTCGTATCGAATCCTTTGACCGTGCGGAACTTCCTGGTGGACCAGCGCTCCGACGGTTGGTTGTACCAATACGGATAGTCGTCAAGTTCGGCATAGAACAGAGCGTTAAAACTTCCGCGAGTCGGACCTTCAGCGCACAGTAGCGCATTGTTGTAATAACGCAACGCCCACGAACACGCGCGCGCAAAGTATACCGTCTTCAGCGTCGAACGCAACGACGCCGCGATCTGCGGAAATTGTTCGTTTCCGATTGGAGGTCGCATGACGAGGGACGCGAGTACATCTCCGGACTCCGAGCGCACGTCGCTACCCTCGGCGCTATCAGCCATCTGGAAATACGCCATGCCCTCGCGGGCCTTTTCGTAAATGCGCCACACATCCCGCTGGTTTTCTTCCTTGATGTTTTGCTCCAGGAGAATATCTACATCAAACAACCCCGGCTTCTCATGATCCTGTCGAGAATACATACCGTCGTATTCCTCAAATGGACGGAAGCGACAGAGTTCAAACGGAATCTTGTTGGCGCGAATCCAGGCGTTGAGTTTCGTGCGATCAAAATATGGCTTTCCCTTGAGTTCTGTGTGTAACCCCCAAATACGGGCTCCGATCTCGTGCGGGGGATACAGCGAACGCCGATGGTCGATGGTCTCCTTGTCCATGTACGGAGAGTCGTAGATCGTCGCGTGAAACACCTGATTCTTCTTGCGATCCTTTTTAGGATTGAAGATCAGTTGCTTCGTGTACGTCATACCCAAGTAAGGCGTCTCTGAAATGCTGAAGTATTTGCAACGCGTGACAGCAGCCGTCACGCAAGCCTGGTCGGGAGGTTCCTCGTCAAAGAATACGGCGTGGATACCTATGGCCTCTTTGCCGGCAGCCTCGAACTTTCGGAACCCGGATTCGTAGGAAATCATGGCGATACGCATCCGGCGCACGCCGAACACCACGTTCTCGGATTTCATGTATCCGTTATACCCGCGTTTGCGGTCGATAAATTCCTTGGGGAAAAAGTCGTCGTTCTCCTCGTTCTCAAAGGCCGGCCACCAGCGCTCGGTGAGTGCGCGCTGCGTACAACCTATCCAGATGGTGCTGCCCGGCTTTGGAATCTTCTCGTCGGGATACACGCCAACGCCTTCAATGTACCCGCAATCCCATTCGTCCCAACCCTCCGGCAATACGGCGGTGGGGTCATGGTCGATAAAAGTCCCGGACCGCACATCGAACCGACCGAATCGAATAATGTTCTCCTTGCTGATCTTGCGCTTGAACCCAGTCTTGACTCCCTTGGCAACGCGCATCGAAAGAGGTTTCTCGCCGGAGATCATAATACCGAGTTCGATGAGATCGAGGCAGGTGTTACCATTACGGCTACCGGCAACAATGGAACGGAAGGGAGCGGTGGACATCAGAAAGCCGGTCTGAAACTTATGCGGGTCGGCGCCGATGTGATATAGCATCTCCTCAGAGTAGAGATCGACACCATCCTTACGGGCTTGCTCAAGCACCCATTCCGGACGTTTGGAAATGTCGTACGGCTCAAAATACGTGAAGGGCGACTCATCAACTGCGCCGGAAGCTTTCTTGTCGATAAACTCAGCGATCTTCTCCTGAGCGGATAGTCCTTCTTTCACGGAGTTTTCCTTCTTCCAGCGATCATCTTCTGTTGATGTTCTTTGCTGATAAAATGTTTTCCTATATTCGCCTCTCCGATTCTACGACAATATTCTGCTGAAAAATGTTTCCCGTAATTTGCATTCTTATCGCCAGAAAGCGAGGCGCTTATTTTCAAACGTGTTGCAAGAGGATGGTGACGACCGGCATTCCAAGGAGGCAGTCCTTGTTTTGCTTTACTCATTTTAAGTCTGGTTTCAACCGAAGGTTTACGACCAAGATTAGATTGACTTATCCGAAATCTGTGTTTAGCGCTTTTTGGTTTTCTCATTTTCTGACGAGTTTCAGGAGAGGCCCTCCACCCTCTCGCGCCCTCTCCGCCGTCCGTTATGTTGACTAACCTCCATCCCTCTTGTCGTCCGTAAGCAATCCACGCAATTTCCTCCAAGTTTCCATCGCCTTCAACTTCCCCGACAAACCGGATAAGAGGCAGGTATCCTTCGCGCAATACCCTGCGTATCCAGTTGCAACGATAATCCATGCTTCCACAACGGGCGCAACTCAAATGAAGTCCAAGTCTTTGATTCAAACCAAGAGATGTCTTGCCAACATATCTGATCTCACCGTCCGGTTCGCACAAAACATATATCTTGGTTTTCATGGATTTTCCTCGACGGTTCCCGACGCCTTCTTGTCAAGGAAATCAACAATCTTTTCCTGAGCCGTGCTGTTTTTGCTGTCTTCCATTTATCTCCGGCGCCTGGGTTTGAATCCGTGGTCGATGGCATTTAATAGACGACGCTGTTTCATGGCCTTGTTCTTGGTCGTACGCCTTGCCTTTACTCCGTTCGGAGTACGCACCTGATACCTTCCCCCTCTCAGTCTTCGGATACTCACTGGCATAACACCCTCCCGGACCCGGCGGCCCTACTCTTTTCTTTTCTGATTCTGAGGCTTTTAGGATTGAAAGATTTCAATCAATATGCCGTTTCGGCATAAGACTATCTCTTAGATAGTCTTCACTATGTTATAACCTTATGTTATACGAAGCGACATCAGCTTTGTAAGTCGTTCAATCTAAATGAACAACATTTATAAAAACAACTTTAACCCACGCACTTTTGTGCCGGGGCAGGGGTGGCACTTTTGTGCCAGGGGGTCTTTCTCTTTTTTCGAGAAGTGATTGCATCGAAATTAACGGTAAGATACCTGTACCTACCATCAAAAGACTTGGTTTTGACAAGACCAAGTTTTCTCAAACTGGTGAGAACCTTTCGGATATAATCCTCGCTTACTCCCATGAACCTTGCGAAGTATTCATTTGAGGCGTAACATCCAGAATCGTTTTTTGACAGGCTATCTATTTCTACCAAGAGGCATTTTTCGAGGAACCCCAAATCGGACAGCCATACCTTTTTTGGAATCCACAATCCTTTCCAATCGCGTAACTGTTCCCTTGGGTCGAGAGAGTCTTTGTCTACAACAACAAAATCTCGTGCGTGGTGACTAACGTGGATGGTGTCCATTCTATCTCCTTTTTGAGTTGTCAAGTAGTACTTGACAAAGAGAAGCTCCCCGCGCTACGTGCGATGAAAAACGCCGGTAAGCGGCAAGGATTTCCGTAGGCGGGGAGCCCCAAATTTGTTGGTTCTTTTTCCATCGCAAAGACAGTGTAGTGTTACATGCCTTTATTGTCAACAACAAAATTATCGGTGAGGGCCGATAGTGAACGTTTGGCAGCCGACAACAATCATAACGAACGGCATCCGGTTCTCAATCAGGATGGCAATACCGAGTGCCGGGATAAGTCCTGTATTGACGTGGGTAAACCATTTCAGTTTCGGATTGGTTGAACGCAGAATGCTTTTGTCAGTGTTCATATTTTCAATTCTCCTTTACCGCTGTTTAAGACCTGGAGCAACAGATTGCAGAAGGCGTCGGCGCGGCGTTCGTCTGATTTCAAGTCAACCTCTCCAAGAATTTCCCAGATCGTGTGCCATATCTCGTGAAGATAGGTATGCTGGACGCATTCTTTTGACGAAATACTCAGGCCGTCGGTGAGAGATATTTTTATAGTACATGCTGTGTAGTTGACCTGTCCCGCCAATTTCTGTTCCAGCAAACGACCGTCGTTATCGATTTTAACGGCGTATGTCTTTCCGGCAATTTTGAATGATTTTGGTATCTTCATGTTTTCCTCTTTCCGGTTTTGGGCATTGGTATTTCACGGAGGTCGCGCATCATGGCTGGAAGAAAATCCTTCTTGTCTATTTCTTCTGCCACCAGTTTTCTACAGTTGCGTTCGAGGGCCTGAATGATTGCCCAGAACCAGGTTTTAACTTCGTCAACCGCGATATAATCGCTTTCAGTGATTACGAACTGATCGCGGGATAGCCGGCTAACTGAGTTGACGAGTTTGGTCAGACAGGCGACCTTCACGTCATCGGTCATTGGCGCAGCGCCGTGCGCGGTCTTCATCCGCAGTTGTTTGGCCGGGTCGGCTTCGCGCCAGAATTGCTCAAACTCCTGAAGGTGGGTGCGCAGGAGGACGAGGTCATCGCGCAGGCTTAGAACGTTTCCCGAGTCGGACGCCTGGCGCCGAACGTCATCGATATACTCAGAGTCCGACTTGTAATGAATCGGGTCCAGAGGATAACCCTGGCGCAGGGCTACTGCCTGAGACTTTGAGAAACTCCTGGCCGAGTCTACGTCGTGATACCAACAATAACCGACGCCGTAGTGCGTGGTGCCCCAACCGGATACGCGCTTGCACCGACAGTCATTGCAGAGGTGGGTGCGAGGAGTACCGGAGTGGGAGAAATCCCCTTTCTTCTCGAACTCCTTGACCTTCTTCTGCATCTTGCCACGACAGCGCGGGAAGGGTTCGTTCCTCTCGATATTCAAAGACCGTTTTATCTTGAGTTGCTCGGCAATAGGAGGAATAGGCAGGCGCGGGAACTTCTTGCTGGTGATTGACCAATCCGTTTTTTGATAGGGCATGTTATTTCTCAAAAGCCTTGATGGCATCGGAAGCCGTCACGGCGATCACAACCACGTCATCCGCCTTATTGAGGTCCCGGTTATCGAAGGCTTCTTTATCGAAGCCTTTATTTCTCACGGCGATCTTGAGAATAGACCTCAGCGCCAGTTCAAAGGTTTCGGCCTTATTGGGTTTGTCATCCTTGGGTTTATTCCTTATCATGGCCCGGAGAGCGGAGGCAGATAACTTCTGGTCCACGGCGACCTTGAGGAACTTCTTCTGATCGGATGGGGGGAGCGCGGCTACTTCCTGATGATGCCAAAAGGTAAGTTCCTTACGACGCACGTCCGGCGCCACGTGAGTGGTGACGTAGCAGACGTTACGGAGCGTTGAATACTCGAAGTCTGCTGCGTCTAGAAGCTGGGCGTACTTCTCACCGAAGGCCCGTTCGGCGTAGAGGAGGGCGTCTCCGATCCACCAGAGGGTGCAGTTGCGGAGCCCCTTCATAGCTTCTAGCATTCGTTCGGTATCCTCGAACGACGTGCCATCTGGGATGAGGAGACTTGTTTCGTCGAGGACGCATTTGATACCGAGTTCGGTGGTTGAGAACGAGCGGACGGCGAGGCTTTGAGTTGCCATGTGTGTTTCTCCTTTTGTTGGTGGTTCAATACATTTTGTCGGGATAAAACTTCTGGGCTGTATCCGACTGAGGGGCGAGGGTACGCGCGACGAGGCCAACGACGAACTCCTCCGGGGTGACGTTCTGGGCCTTGGCTGTCTCCTCAAGTTCTTGTTTTACTAATTCCTCGTCGAATTTTATGGTGTAGGTTTTCACTACTTCCTCTCATATGCAGGGCATAGATTTTTGTGGTCACAGCTTGTCTTTCCCTTTGAAGTTGTCGTCCGGTGGCATTCCGAGTTTATCGCGCACGACCATGTTGATGAGCCACGATTTACTACGGCCAAGTTCCTTTGCTGACCGTTCTAAAGCATCAGCCACTTCTGTCTGCATCCAGACGGATACCACGCGGCCTTTGGGCTCAGGTGTGTTTTCTTCCATAGAAACCTATAGGTATTAAAAGTCTTAATAAGAGATATAGCGCCTTACCCGTAGATGTCAAGCCCAAATGCACGTTTTTTCAGAAATCTGGTAGGCCGAGAATATGTCATTTTGCTAAGGAATATGACATACTCACACGCGGTGGACACAAACATTTTCAAGAGGGTTTCCGGCCCCAAAGCCCCACGGCCGGCTACTCCGCCCTTCGACGCCGATTTTTTCAGGTGTACACTAGTGGAGCATGAGTGTAAGCAATGATAGCGGCCTTGGGGTAGGGTAGGAGTACAAGAGTGATTCTAAAAATATATGGTGATAGTTGGCGAGTGGATAGTCCCCCTGTCTTCCTGGCCGGGGTGGGGGTGGGTAGCCTTGGGGTGTCCCCGGCCCTTGCGCTTGTGATAACTTAGGCCTTGCAATGGTCAGCATAGGCAAGCGGGTGTGGCGTTATCCCCTTGGCTAAGGTTAGCTGCTTGCTGGTGTAGTCTTGTATCTGGTTTCTTTGCATTATTGTGCTTTGCTTGTGTGTTGGCTACTCATTGCCGTGCGCCGCTCTGATAGGCACGCCGTTTTTCGATATGGGAAATTCCCATATCACGCAATGTGGGCCTGTACGATTGTTGAAAATAGTTATTGTATTGTGTTAGATATCTGATAGACTATTCATAGGTTAGTAGTTTGTTCTTTTACATACGCCTAAGGCCAAGGCAGTCAGCTCTGAAAGTAGAATACTCTAAGGGCTGGCGAAAATAGCAATGCAATCACGGTTTTTAATTCCATAACCATAAGGATAAAAAACCATGAAGACAAAGAAGACAAAGAAGACTGACAAGCAGATTGCAAAGTCTGACGCTGATAAGGCCGTGCAGGCTATTGCGTTGGCAAAGGCCATTGACGCTATGACTGGTATGTATAATACCGTCAAGACCGCCATTGCGCGCTTGTTTGACACTTCGGAAAAAAAGGCCGTCTATTTGGCCGTGTCCGATTACGTCAAGCCAGGTACGGATGACGACCGCAAGCGTGCTATGCAAGTCTGCAATGGCGTCAAAGATCAGCTGAACTATAAAGTTATGACAGAAGCTGAACAAGCGGCATTGAATAGCACGTTGCGCGAATTCCGTGAGAAACTTGGTGTCAAAGCGCGCAAAACGAAAAAACGTACGCCAGCTCAGAAGGCGGCGGCGGCGGCTAAGGCCAAGGCGGCGGCGGCAGCGAAGGCTGAAGGTGACGCTGATGACAATATCGGAAAAACCGCGCAGGAGCGGCTACTGTATGCCGCTAACTGGATCGAGCGGTTTATGGCGGCTACGGGATGGAATGCGGATGAAACCTTGTCATTCTTTGGCAAGGCAATGGATCAAATCGCGAAGCGTAAAGTAGTATAACAGAAACCATAAACCGGATTGCATAGCTAAGGCTTAGAAAAACCCTTGCAGGGTAAAACTTGCAAGGGTTTTTTTTGTGCCCAGGAATATGGGATATTCCCATATCGTTTCTCGCCTGGATCATAATGAATAATCCGGCCTAGAATAATGAATAACCCGATTGAATAACCGTGCCGGCATATTCCCGGATATAATGAATAATTTCAATGCCCGCTTGATCGGAGGTTGTCAAGTATACTTGACAAGTGGCCTGAATAATGAATAAGCACTTGACATATGTTAGGATTATGTTATACTATTGATAGTGTTGAATTCGGTCTTTGACATACAGTAATACTGAATATCCGATTATCAATCGCCCAAACGCTGTGGCTATTGAATGATAATAATCGGCGGGCAAGGTGTTGCCCTGTGAATACCGGAAAGCTATTAAGCCAGCCTACCGGAAACCCCGCAACGGAAGTTTTGAAGTCCTTGCGATAATGCCAGCATGGGCGATATGGGATTTTCCCATATCATAAATTGCCTGGATTATCGCAACGGCTACCATGGGGAATGAGAAACTTGCCGATTGCGCCATAGCAGGAAAGTGTGCGTGCCTGTGAATTGAAATGTCAATCCATTTTTCATAGGCCGGCCGCAAAGCGATGCTTGATTCATATCGGCTTAATCGCAGGCCCACTTAATAGCTTTCCAAACTGCACCCAGGAATGTGCTCGCTATGGGATAAAACGGATGAATTCGGCCAGAAACCGGAAACAATCAATATGGGAAATTCCCATATCAGCCCGGCACAACAAGGCCATATAATTCATCCGCTTCTTATCCGTGGATACTTTGTCCACGCTGATGAGCCCGCAGAACGGGCGAAATAAGGAATGAAACCATGAAAGTCACAATCAAAGGCAGCGTTCTGACCATCGAAATCGACACGTAGAAGCCGACGCCCAGCGCGTCCGGTAAGACTTTGGTGATCGCCAGCACGCACGGTAATTTGCCTACCGCGTGCCTGATTGACGGGAAGCCCGTTATCATTGGTCTGAATGCGTATATCCGCAACGCATGAATTATCGGAAAGACACGGGAATCCTTACGACCCCAGCACGGCGGGAATAAGGCTGGCATAACGACAAGATTTGATATGGGAATTTCCTATATCGGCACACAATGAATGAAAGGATGAAAATGAACACGCTATGCGGAATTGAAATCAGCCAAGAACAGGCCGACAGGATTCGCGATACATGCGAAAACATAATCCAGCAAGTCGAGCAGAGGCGAAGAATGTATGCGTTGCAGAGATTTGCGGAGGACTTTGCCGACATGCAGCGGACCAACCCGCATAATCGTTTCTTTGGCACAGTTTTGGAATATCTTAGAAAATATCCGCAAATAGACAGGTCAATTAACGAAAGGATCAACCATGAAAGGCAACGCGCTCAGTAAATTCCATGTCGGCCAGATGGTGAATTACGACACCAAGGGTGTCGGTAATCGCACCGGAATAATCGTGAAGTTGCACAAGTCATGCAGTCACGGTGTGGCCGAAATCAGGCCCAGCAATGGCGCCAGGAAAGTCAGCCGCCGGCTTCAAATGGTCGGCTCAATCTGATATGGGAAAACCCCATATCGCGAAAGGTGGTGAATTATGAGCAATGAACAGGCAATCCGATTATCAGAATCACGTCACGGAAGGATTGTCCTGCATCTAGTAGCAATCGTCCGTCACATCAATGGCATAGGCCGAGAACTACGAAGGAGAA